CCCGGGGGGGCGGAGCCATGTTTACCCTGCCATGTGCCTACATCATTCCATGAAATCTTCCATGCACATCTGTCCTTCCAGATCATCTTCTTTGTGTAATGCGACTTCAACGTTTTTGTTTTTATTTGCGCCCGTTAAACATCTGGGATGATCCCATTTAATCCTATATCCACAACTCATACAAAAATTAGATATTACACCACAGGACACCGTTGCTCCGCATTGCCCACATGTCCACCAATCTTTAATATGATTTCCTTTGTGGTATTTTGGTCTAATCCCAGTATTCATTTTTTCATATCTTTCTAACTTTTCCTTGTCTGTCATATATCCCTCACTTCATCTGATCCAATGGCAAACTTATCTGTCCCTTACAATTTCCTCCGATTGTTGTCGGATCCCATCCAACACCGATGTACTCCAATACCTTTGCCCAACCGTAGTCGTTTCCATCAGCATCCTTGCACATATGGAACATCAGATAATCCCACTCTTTTGGATTGCTCTCATAGAGCAAATCAAATCTATGTGGCCGTTTCTCCATGTGTATTCCGAAACCACACATGCTACATCCGGTACGCTGCGCTTTGGTAGTATACAAGGTTCCGTCCGGTTTCTTCTCAATAGTTCCGTAGATCTCCGGGATCAAGGAATCCGGCATCACAAAATTCTCTGTAAGCCTGCCCTCACACAATAACTGCTCATGGAATTCATCTTTCCATCCATTCCGCCACTGCTCGTCCATCTCCAGGGCAAGTGTCAATATATCCTGTCGGTGGAAGATTGCAAATGGTGCTGATCTGATTGTGGATGCTCCAAAGTAATTGCAGCCGTTCATCCGCAGGCTCTTGGCACGTCTGCCGCCCTCGGATGCCATCAGCCCTAAATACGGTACACTGTTATGCTCTTTTCCCCAGTCATCACAGTTCTTTTCTTTGAGGTAATAACAGCACTTGGACGATACCAAGAAATCAGGCTTCTGATAATCACATCCCTCGTTTTCGTTCTCATACCCACCGAACAGCTTCAGCCATCGATGATTAAGCTTCATTTTGGAATCTTTCTGCCAACCACCATATTCCCCAGTCTCTCCGGTAATAATTGCGTGGCGTACCGTTTTATTCTTCTCAGATGGATTCTGCAGCAACTCAATTTTCCCGGCAATCTCCTTGGATATGACTGGAAAACCGAACTCCTGGATCACCTTTGGCTTACTCCAGAAGGTCCCGTCCTCTCGTTTCAGCGGTGGCACATTTATGATCCCGATTGCCCGATGTACCCTCTGAATGCTTTTATCTTCCAGATAGGATGCCGATACTCCCGGAACATCAATGTTACACACCTTTTTTAGGAATATGTAAAGGATGATGCTATCCAGTCCACCTACCGATACATGGCAGTTCAGCCCCCGCTTATCACATTCTGATTTAAACTCTTCTGCCCTAATCTGCGCATACTTACGCTTAAAAGCAAAATCTTGTTTTTCTTTTTGCATGAATGAAGCGATTTTCGCATAAGCGCCAATCCTATCCATTCTTTCTTTTACTGATTCCATTTTCTTCTCGGAGTAAAGACGTCTTTCACGCTGGCCAGCAAACCTCTTACTCCTTCCTAATCTATTCTACCTTGTTATCCATCTGCTCCTTGTACTGTCTCCCCGCCATCTGCACCAGGTAATGCTGTAAGGCTTCTGCAACGCTGATTCTGTGCTTGATGCAATATCTGTCAACATACCGTTTAAAGTCCTCGTTCTGCTCGTACAGGGCGGTGTAATCAATGGGTTCCATCTGCATCACACTCCTTTTGGCTTCTCACACCGTTCAAATTCAATTACCCACACCCACGGATTAGCATCCCAACCGTAACGGTCAAGATCGGATTTCTTGATGGTGGAGTTCCAAAGTTTATGAAATCCATCGACCATATTAGGGTCTCCACCACTGTCTGGGTCTGAAAACGTTGGATGCCATCCGTTGTTTTCGTAACATACTTCATCCCACGGGTCTGTTCCCTCCATGCATGCTTGTTCCTCTGTAATATCCTGCAACCGCTCCACTCTCACATCCGTAACCTTAAGCCAGATACGTGCGGCTTCTTTCGGCATGTGGATGGATGGACGCCATTTCATCTCGATTTCTTTTCCATCACGGTAAAACTTCTCCGTATCGGAGTAGTCTGCACAGTAGATATACCGTTCTAATCCTTTGCACCATGTTTCTCGGACATACAAGATATCGCCCAAACAGATAGGACAAGTTCTTTCTGCTATGCTTAACTTCTCCGTATGTTTCTTATCAGCAAAGTTATGTACTGCATAAGTCCGCCTGTCAGCATTGTAAAAATCCATATCCGGTACGGTATACTCATTTGCATCTTTGCATATACGCCGGGTGCAGGTCTTCCGTCCGTCCAGAATCGCCATCACCATTTCTGTATTGAATAAAATCGGCTTAATTGCCATCTGTTCCACCTGCCTTTACAATCTCCAACAAATCATCTACCAAATCCTTGACCTCATACATCATCATAGTGTCGTAGGATTTTGACTGCTGCTCTGCTGTCTGATTTCCATACTTTGTACAGTCTTTAAGGAATGCTGTGTGTTCTTCCAACTGTTCTACAACCTTATCCGGATCATAGGCGGTCGGCTGCGCATCTATCACGCTCGCCAATGTTGCCAAACTTACTCTCCTAAAATCATCATCAGATTTACTCGCACGCATGTAATATTCTTTTATTGCATCTGCATCAATCAGTCCCATCGTTCGCCCTCCTGTTCCATTAGTCACCGCATTTATATTGCGGTATCCACACCATGACAATCTTATTTTTTTTCGGGTCTACAAATCCAATTCCTTCATCATAGATAGTCAGATTAAATCCGTGCTGTATACAAGCATTCTCGATTACTTCTTTTAACTCGACTGCCTTTTTCTGTTCTTTGCTCATTCTTCATCGCTCCAATCTAACTTCTGACCACAATGTATACAAAAAGATCCACTGTTGACAGTCTGGTGACAATTAGGACACCAATAAGCGTCTCTTAAAAACTTTGCATTTTCTACTATACCGATATATTTTTTGTAATCGATTGGTCTAGGCTTCTTCGCATGCTGCATCTCCATCGCTGTCCGGCACTCTTCCACCGTTCCGATTGATCGGTACTGCTGAATTTCTTCAAGCGCTTTGGTTGCTGTTTCATAGCCTTGCACTTCTCTTTTCCTTTCAGGATTTTCCGTACACATCTTCGCAAAATCTATAGACATATTTAATTCGTCGATTGCTTCATTCTCTGTCATTCCTACACCTCCAACAGCTCCGGGTTGTCAAACACGTTGCCAACAACCTCTACCTCAACACTGCTCATTTCATCAAAATTCATTATCGAACAACCATATTGCTGATACTCAAAACATGCCTTGTCATTTTCATAAGCAACGACATAACGCTCTGTTGTGCAATCTCGATATTCAACAATATCATTCTCCCAAATCAGATTACCGATTTTATCTTTCAGTCCGGTACACTGGCAGATAGTGTTCGGGTCTATCTCGTAGAAATTTATACCAGTAACATTCCAATCATCACAAGCAGTTCCATTGTATTTTTCAATAACAATTCCGCCAATAAATACTCTTCCATTTTCAAATCCATCATCAAACAAGTAACCATGTACCCATTCCCTGTTATCAATCCGCTTTCCACGGAATAAATATCTATCCTGCATCGTTATTCCTCCATTTCTGCTTCTGATTGAAGCCACTCCAACCATTCGCCACAATCATCACAATCTGGATAATCTGGATTCGCCCACTGATAATCTTCTTTTACTCCTTTAAGAAAACTTGCTAATTCCTCATCCGTCATGCTCCTGATACGGTCTGCGTTGGTCTGTGATTTTTTCTTATCTCTAAGAAATGCTCCGATTACTGGCATATCCCTGTCTGCAAAAGATAGGTGTTCACTACTTTTCCCGGAATAAATAATCAGTGGATTTTGCTTTCCGGCTTTACTGGCTTTTAATACCTCGTATGGATTGTTTGACGGCGGAAGCAGATCCCAGCCATCCTTGACCAACCATTTTTTCAAATCTTCCAGCTTACTGATATGTAATACATTTCTTTTTGCCATTATTCTCCATCGCTTTCCCGGTACGGCTCCGGCAGTGGCATCCAGGATACGACCACATGATCTGTACCGTATAAAGTTTCACCTTCGTTCATTCTCGTCCACCATTCTTTGCTGTTGTCATGTCGGTAAACACCAATGCACACTTCCCCAGTATCAAGAGTAACAATATTTATCGGATAGTCTCCGCTATCTTTTCCAGGCAGTCTCTCGCTTACCGGAATCCATACCGGCTGATTCTGCAATGTGGTGATTGCCATTTGTAATGCATCCTCACAACAATGATCCACTCCTGTTTGTCCATACAATGGACATTCTTCGCAAACCTCTGAGTACCGTTCACTCTGAGCCTTTAAGCAGTAAATAACTTCTTCTCTCTTCATTCCGCACCTTCCATTTCTGCCAGCTTTGCTATAGCCAGTCTACTCTGATGAGCACTCATTTCACATGGTTCAAATAGTCTTTGTTTCTCTTTAAACCATACCATTTCTGAATCAGGTGCTTTTTGTGTCAGTCTCTCCATCTTTGCTCCTTTCCGGGATCCTCGGTCTCTCCGCTATCACCGGATAGCTGCAATCATACGGTTTCGTCCGTCCGATATGCCTTGACATCTCTCCTGGATGCTCTTCCATCTCCCGTAATTCATCGTCACTGTGAAATCCTCTGCTCACGTTTCTGTTTCCACCTTTCTCTGTCGTATTTATGTCTCCTCTCACGGTATGAAGGATCAAATGCTCGCTTATATTTCCAATGTGCATCCATTTCTGACTTGCGCTCTGCCCGGAGCCTTATCGTGGCATCTTCATCAACCACAGCCTTATACCTATGCGTTTTCCGGCACCACGAATCCCTATGCAGGCATGTCCGAAATGTCTGTTCCGGGATCCCCAGATAATCAGCCGTGGCTTTTGCCCCGAAGATATCCATTTTCACCGGCAGTTCCAGTTCATCATTAGTCACTATCATGTAAGCTTTCATCGTTGCCCTCCGCATGGATCAGTGCCATGAATTTCTCATATTGCTTCTGAGAAATCTTATTTCCCCTCTTATCCTCTCTCAGATCGATTTTAAGGTGCTTTTCTGCGATAGACAGTAATTCCCTCGCCAACATCCTTTTACCCTGCTCTATGCCATCCCTATAGCCTTTGGCGGGGCGGTACTCGTCAATCTGCTTCTTGCCCTCGCCCTGTCCGCCGGCTGTTTTGTTCCTGAGCTGGTAACCATACTGTGCATACTTTTTAATCCAATATTTTTCCCAATAATCCAAGTCATCTACTTCATAATGAAAAAATCCTATGTTCCATCCATAAATATTTTCATCAACAGAAAGTAAACCATGACTTTTTATTGATAAATCTATATGTTGGTACCCGGAGAGGTGCTGTGCCAGTCTCGTCAACAGGTGTTTAGCCTGTCCTATGTACGCATACCGGATTCCATCCTCGTCTGTCCGGGTCAGAACGTATATCCCACTGCCATCATCAACGTTGGGATTAACCTCCAATATTCGTTTCTTGTTCTTGGCTTCAATGGCCATTGCCTTTCGATAATTTTGATTGCTCATCGTTCTCCCTTCAATTTGCCAACATGGCTTTTTCAAACTCCGACATATCTCCGTAGTCAGTTTGCATCATTCCTTTGTTTGCATCGAACCTTTTCTCCGCCGGTGTCTCTTTGCTCTGACTACTGGATTTTTCCCAGGTCCTTACCGCCGCTTTCCAGTCCTTCATGTGATTTTTTCCAACCATCCAACCTTTGCACGAATAGAAATCAACAAACTTCTGCGGATCAACTTTATTGTTCCGCTCTTTGCAATAGGCACGAACATCATCAACTGTCGGGGGGATAAATTTTTTCTTAGAACCTTTAGGTTCTTCTTTTTTATTATTCCCTTCTTTATATTCTTCTTTTGTTGGGAATCGTTCGGGAATCGTTTGGGAATCGGTTGGGAAACTGCTTGGGATGATTTGGTAAGCATCGTAATTATTTACCGTAAATACGGTGTATTTCGAGGTTGCATGCTTGGTAATCTCCTTGGTAGAAATTAGATGCTTTACTGCGGTTCTTACTTCGTCAACCGTGAGTTGTGTCTCCTCCGCTAATCGCCCATACGATGAAGGGAATGAACCCCTGGGAATCACAGTTCCCTCAATCTTCTTGTCTTTCCAGTATGCCTTTAAAAGCATATGAATAAATACACGGCAGGTATTTATATTCCCATACCATTCCCAATCCAGTATCTTTCGGCTCAGCTTTATGTAATCCATTCAGCTCACCTACCCTATTCCAAAATCCATGAGAGACATCTGCCCGGTATCCTCTGCCTTTGGTGTCAGACACTGCCTGATAGCCTTGCAACGCTTGCTGCAGCTACTTGTCCGCATCTGCTCCCGGTACAGATAAGCCTTGGCCTTCTGACGGTCTCCCAGACTGCCGTCCGGCCGGAAGTATCCGTTATCTATATTTATGATCAGAGTGTCACGGTACAGCAGAGCCTCTTCCATCAGCTTCCTGTTCTTCCTGTCGCTCATGTGTGTATCAGCTGACAGCTTTTCCCGTGAGATTCTGTTGGCATATCCAAAAGGTATGTAATTCTCAATCAGTATATAGACCACCTCCCGGGCGGATCACCGCCCGCCCTGACACTAACATAATGGCTTGTTTGTGAGACACCATTACTAACACAAACGGTTTCTTTCGCCCCTATGAGGCGGGTGTTTCAACCCACTTTTTCTGTGCTTCTATTTGTTCCAGATCATCTACTACAATGCCGTATACCTTGTACATTCTGCGGAAATCCTCTATCCCACGCTGATGAGCTATCGTATGATGTTCACGGCACAAGCAAATCTTGCGATACTTTGAATCATCAACAGTCCTACGATTATTTCCCATGCCGATAGCATCCTCATGATGTATTTCACCATCTCTGCCACAGATTGCACATTTCTTATGGATAATACAGTAGTAAAGATATTTCCCTATGTCATCCGTCCGCTCTATCGCACTCTCAGACAACGGTATTCCGTTCTCTATGGCATATTCCAGTATCGTATTGATAAACTCCCGGGCAGTATCCATAGAGCAGCTGGACAGGCTGAAATATTTACTTCCGGTTCTCGCAATATGCAGATATTTAAGATATTCCTTTTGCTCTTCCGGAAGATATCCTGTATACTCTGCTATATCACGGATAGTTGCATATGCCTTTTTGCGCTGATCAACAGATATATGCCTGCCATCATCAAACCGGACTTCCAGTTTCTTTATCAGCTTTCGTACGATCTGGTTCCCGAGATGTAAATTAGGAATATGAATAATAAGGTCCGTTCCTTCCTTGGTTTCCTTATAGCTGGTTATAGCAGCTGTAGCATACATTACTCATCACCATACTTTTCTCTCAATGTCTGTAGCATCGTAGCAACTTCAGTTCCTGTCAGGGTAGCCACTGTCTTATTACAGCTCTTTACCCAATATTCAAGATTAACTTTGTGCTTCTCACACATTTGCTTCAGGACTTTCATGTTTGCAGCAGAAGGTGCTGCATCATCCTGCGGAATTCCCATCTGGAACGGTCTTGCTTCCTCTTTCATCCAGAGGTCAAAGCCAAGGCCGGTATTAATAGCAACGCACTTTACGAACGATCTGCACATACTGTTCCAGACTCTCTGCTGTGACATGGAGTTATCCTTGACCGGATTAGCTCCATTCATCACCGGTGACTGCATTTCATACTCCATATCATCGATGACAACCTTGATTCTGGTCTCATAACAGCGATTAGTATTTCCCTTACTGTCTGTAAATGGAGTGTCCACCATTCGTAAGCTTGTCCCTGTTTTTTCATCCGGTATAGGAATCCATCGGACCACCTTTGCACCATTCTCATGCAAAAGAGAAATGCATTTTGCCCAATTCAGATAAAGCATCCCATCTCGCTCTTCACAAAATGGTCTTACATCTATTTTTCTTAATTCATCCCAAGATTTAAGTGCCACTATATTCTTCCTTTCTCCATGCTCCACCGCTAAAATACCATTCGACAAGCATGGCTTTAAATTCTTTCTGATCCTCTTCTGATCCGTTTAGGCATTGATCTAACGCATATTCATACGCTTCGTTCTCCGGAACAAACTCTTCGGTACCACATTTGTGGTATCCTGATTCTCTTAACTTCTCCGCCTGCTCCGGGTAATAACTTTCCCAAAGAGAATCCATTACCATATGATTTTCAATTTGTTCCATACATCATCACCATCTGCCCGTCAGCCTGCTCCGCATACTTCGCTTTGAGCAGTTGATTGAGTTCCTTCCTCTTCTGCGAGCTCCGTGCTTCCATCCTCCGGATATCCTCCTGGCGGCAGTCATAACAGACGCCGTTTTCGAGTTCTCCGGCATCGCACATCCCACCGCAGCCATAACATCTATACTGATACATTCTTCGCTCCATTATCTCTGGGCTTCCAGTGTTTCTGTTTCCTCAAATTTCAGCTTTACGGGCCCGCAGATATCTCCTCTATATACACTGGCTCCACTAAATTCGTGGAAATCAATGCTGATATACCCATCTCCCGTCATGGCAATGCTCACGATCTTATCAGGAGCCAGTCCGCACTGGGTAATGTGTTTGCAGATATTTTCCAAATCAGGTAATGATGCTGTCATGAAATTCCTAACTTTGTTCTTGTCGTCATTCGTTAATTTACTCATTGGCTTCTCCCTTCTTCTCATCCATGAGTCTATTTCCCTTAGATGTTTACTCATATTCGCTATCCTATAGTAATTCACCCAACCTGTAATGTATTCTTTTAACTCTTTAGCTAATTCCTTACTTGATATTGGTCGGTTCCTTTTGGTGATTTCCTTTATTCTCTTTTTCATCTTTTCTTTAGATTTCTTGTGAACAGTGATTCGTACGTTACCACTCTTCTCTATATAAAATCCAAAGCCCAAGAATTTTATATCAGTAATATAGGCTACCTTTGTCTTCTCTTGGTT